ATGATAGGTGGGCTAGATTTAATTATTATTGATGCATGTAAAACCTTTATATTTCCAATCATAACTAATCCAGCAAGGTTATTTATGTTTATAGCTCCTGTAGGATTAGTATTATCCAAGAGCTTAGATAAAGCAATTAAAGAGCGAGGTAAAAGATGATAACCGAATTAGTAATTGCAGGACTTACAACTTATGCTTATAGAAAGACAAAGTATAATCATACTCATAAAAGTGAACATGAACTAGAAAATAGATGGATGGCAGCGATGATAGGAGCAGGTGTAAAGAATAAAAATGAAGAAAGTGAAACCTATGAACTTACTCAAATTATACCTACTCAATACGGATTTTGTTGCTGTGTTAAAATACCATACGGACTTAGCTTTGGAGATTTAATTAAACTCAAGGCAGTAATAGAAACAAACCTAGGTGCGATATGTGAGTTTGAGAAGGATAAGCTAGAAAACTATGCTACCCTTAAGATAATTAACAATGTTTTTAAATCTGATTATGAACCTGTAAAGACGAAGTCAAATGAAATCTTCTTAGGTTATAAGCTAGATGGAAGTGAGTATATCTTAGATTTAAATACAAATAGTCATATTTTAATAGCAGGGATGACGGGCTCTGGAAAAAGCTTTTTATTCGCATCAATACTAACTAATCTGATTTACTATAATTCAAAGGATATCGATATATATCTGTTCCAGGTAATGAAAGGCGAAATTGATATATTTAGAAATTGTCCATCAGTAAAATTCACATCAGATTGCGAAAATGAAATTCTAATTATGCTAAAGAAATTAAGCAATCTAATACACAAAAGGTCAAAACAATTCACTGAATTAGGTATAAAAAACATTTCTCAATGGAATAAACATTTTCCTAATAAAAGAATGAAGAGAATCATTATAGGAACTGAGGAGATAAGTTTCTTCATGAATGAAGAAAATGAGCATTTTCTATATTTCACTCAAATTGTAAAGGCAGGAAGAAGCGTTGGCATTCATTTTGTAGGATTAACTCAAAGAACAACATCTGCAAATCTTGGCGGTAATGGTGAACTTAAAAGCCAGTTGACAGTTATAACAGCTAAACAGAGAGGGGAAATAGACAGTAAAAACGCTATAGATGTTTATGATGCTGCATATTTGAAACCTCAAGAATTTATCGCAAGTTCTAACGAAGGACTAATAAAGTTTATGGCTCCAACAATAGATGAGGACTTTAAAATTCTTAATAAATACGTGCCAGAGATAATTATTCCTGATGTTAAAAGTAATAAAGAAACACATAAAGAGAAGCCAACTATCAGCGGCGGCTGGCACATACCTAATGAGAGCGAATGGAAATCAATTCGAGATACTATTCCAGAATTCACTTATATTACAAAGGAAGAAAAGATACCAGTAGGACAAATGAAAGCTCCTAAAAAGGGAAAGAAAAATGGTGTAATTTCATTAGACGAGGTGAGGGAAAGTGTTAATGCCTAGGGATAAACAGATATTAAAATTTCTTGAGGAAAACAAAGCAGTTACGATTTTCCAAACGTATAGAATGTGGTTCAATGAAGCCAAATTCGGCTACGATAGAGCAAGAGTAAGGCTTAAGCAACTAGAAGATTATGGACTTCTTAGAAGCTATAAAAACAAGCTTACAGATGAAAAAGTGTACTATACAGATGATAAAGTATCTTCACATGATTTATTTATAAATGAGTTTTACTCACTTCTAGTTTTTAACGGATGCTCTAATATACAAGTAAAAAGACAGCCAAGGTTTATGAAAGATTTAATCAGACCTGATGCGTTGTTTAAGTTTGAATATGAGGGTAATTTATATTTTGTTTTATTAGAGGTTGACTTTACACATGTTACTTCAATATCAAAATTTCAGTTATACGAAAGGCTATATAAGACAGAAGAACTTCAAAAAGTTTGTCTGGGTGTATTCCCATTAATAACAGTAATTTCAATAGATGAGAGCCCTTTGAAATATGAAAGTGACAGCTTGGACATAATTTATCTAAATGACAAGCTGGATAACTTCAAAAATAAGATTTTGGATTAAATAATATATTATAAATTCTTTATTTCTGATTTTTTATTCCTTATTACTAATCGTGGCTTAGGAACCACCAAACAATGCGGTTTCTAGGCTACGAATCCAACTGTATAGAAAATGAGGGAGATAGTTTATAGTATAGTCCATAAGTCAATATTTAATATATTTATTGCAGTTTATAAGTATAACCTAAAATAGATTTATACATAATCCAACCATATATTTAATAGTTTACTTATTTTTTATATATATTTTACCTATGATGCTGTCCAGCAACCACCGAAAAATAAGTAAAAAACAAATTTATGAAAGGATGATGTACAAATGGAAAATCTATTAACAAAACTCATGATTTACTCAGTAGTAGGAACTTTAGCAATTGCATTTATTAAGATAGGCAGTTTCTATTTGCTCCACAGACTAACAAAAGAAAAGGCTTACCAGAACATCAGTAAGGAAAAATTAAAGGCACTTAAAGACAAGAAAGTTAAACAGCAGCTTGAGTTAGAAGATATATTACTAAGAAAGGAAGTGGAGCCTTATTATTTACAAGCAAAGAATCTATTCAACAATGCTATGAAGTCTGGGAACCTCACGCGTGAACAGATTCTCTACTTAGAAAAAATTATAAGCGAATCCTTGGGGGAATACGCTCATGATTATATGACAAGACACTATAAAAATAATTGCCATAAGATTTATAGTATGCTCATGTCTTCACATCTTAGTATTGACGATTTTAAAAGGATTATTCAGTTAGTCAAGTCCTTTGAAGCGCAAGGAGAAGGATTATATTTAACGGTTATAGATGAAAAGGAATTAACTAAATAAATTTCAATTTTACAGGAGTACATATTATTTTACTCCTGTTTTTTTTCTTATAAAAACGTCACTACAAATCGATTCTAAGATACAGCAATTTTGAGGTATACACTTATATTTATTTTATATAAACTCTTGTTGTAGAGCCTGTATGTGCGTTTTAGTAGCTATGCCAGAGTGGCAGAGCTAAATATTAATATTAAAACAGCAGACGGCACAAAATATAATTGAGATAGGAAGGAGGTTAATTAAAGTAAAAGAAACCCTTCCCTATGGTGAGTTTGGAAAATTCTTAAAAGAAAAAGTAGACTTCACTGAAAGAACTGCAAGAAAATTTATAAAGGTGGCGGAAGAATTTGGAGAACGGAATACGTATTCCGAACTTCCTATATCTAAACTTTATGCACTTTTAGATGTATCACAAGAAGAAAGAGAAGAATTTATATCTGAATCACATGAGATTAATGGACAATCTAAAACTGTAGACGAAATGACAACTAGAGAACTTCAACAAGCTATTAAAGCTAAAAAAGAAGCTGAATCGAAAAGCCAACAATTGGAACAAGAGAAACTTTTATTAGCAGAAGAGAAGCAAAAACTAGAGATAAGTGAAAATGAAAATAGAAAAGATTTTAGTTTTAGTGAAAAAATGCAATGGGCAGAGCAATTAAAGAAGGAATATGAGAAAATTGCTAAAGAGAATCAATTGAGTGGTTTAAATAACCAGACCTCGTGTGACAAAATTTTGCCAAACGACAAAATTGATTCTAACAAACAAGTAGCCGAAGATGTAGGATTAGGTAATAAAGAAACATATAGACAGGCTAAATATATATATGATAACGGTTCTAAAGAACTTATCAAACAACTTGATGATGGACAACTTAGTATCAATAAAGCATATTTAACTCTAAAAGAAGAAAAGCAACAACTAGAGATAAGTGAAAATGAAAACAGAAAAGATTTTAGTATGCTGTAACTCAAATGGGAAAAGAACTAAAAGAAGCTCAAGAGGAGTTGTCTAAACATGGTTATGGATGTTTTCAAGAATGGTATGAATTTTTAGGATTTAAGACTACTACTGTTTATAATCTTATAAATAGATTCAATTTAACTCATTATCCAAATTTTGACGAAAACACAAATACTCCAAAAGAAGATATGATTTTAGAGGATTTAATATGTACTAATATTATGCAACGTGGTGTAGGTAATGTAAATCCCATGAAGATGGCAAGATGTATAGTTGAATTGGAAAGAATTTATGGGATTAAACATGGAGGTGATAGAGCAAGTTTGAATAATTCCAACTTGAAATCGGAGTTGCAGAAATCTTCCAACCCGATAAAGTGGCTTGTTACCAATATTGACAATGAAGCATAGGGTTTGACTAAATCAGCGTACCCTATGCTGAAATCGGCACAGGGTAGTACTCAAGATGCTCCTATAGAAAAGGCAAGGAAAAAAATCCCAATAATCAAAATGAACAGTTTAAGCCGAAATCAGCAACAACTGTTAATGCTATTAATACTAGAGCTACTCTAGCAAAACTTGCAGGAATTGGTCATGATACATACAATAAAGGGAAGAAAATATTAGAAAACGAATATAGAGAAAAAACACTTTATCAAAGGACAAGAGAAGCAGAAGTTTGGGAAGAGATAGAACGAGAAAGAGCTAATTTGAGGAGGAGAGCCACACAGAATAATAATTCAGCAAAAGCTGTGGTGGAACAAAGTCCACCACAGGGAGATATAGTAGGTAAATCTAGAGATGTAATAGCAGATAAAGTCAAGTTAAGACAATTAAGTGGTTTGTATAATCAAAATGTCGTTGTGGAACATGGTCCCCAACGAGAAGAATGCTTATTACCCAAAACAACAATACAGGAAGAGCAGTTAAGGAACAAGTTCCAAGGCTGGAACAACAAGGACAAGTACTTGATATTATAGCAGATAAAATTGGTATGGGGTCTGGTCGCACATATGAACGTGCTAAGAATGTGTCTAATAAGATAGAAGAGTTAAAACAAAATAACAATTCTAAAGATGCTGAGTTTTTAAAAATAATGCTAAATGATAGTATTAGAGGTACAGAAGATATATTAAAGGCAGATTGCCTGGATAAAATATCTACTGAATTAAAAGATAAAGTGGAATGATATGTAATTTAATAATAATTAATAAAAATGCAATTAACATTATGAAAACTGCATTAAACGTAGTGTTTGATGTATAAAACTCTTCCATTAAAATAATAATAAGTTTTGAAAACACACTAATATGGAGGATTATTATGATTGATAAATATTTAATCTCAACATGTTTATTTATTATTGATGAATTCAATGATAGATTTAAAGGGATTTCTAAAGAAAAAACTAAGGAAATAGCTGATACTGAATTTACAGAAGCAGATTTGGTTGTACGGTTAGGATATCCTTTTAAACAAATGGCTAATTTTAATATGCAAGGAACTGACAGAGACATTGTAGTTAAACAAAAGGATTTTATAATAGAAGTGAAATATTTAAGAAATTTTAATAGTTATAGCGAATCCAGTAAAAAGAAAAATAAAACATATAGATCTAATAAGACAATATGGGAAGATGCTTTTGAAAAAGATTATAGTTGGTTATGTAATGAAATCAAAAATGGTAAAAAAGGAAATAGAGCCTTTGTAATTGGGTGGTTTAATGCCGTAAATTCATTTAGTGAACTAATGCAGTTGGGAGAGAGTAGAGGGTGTATGCCTGAAATAAACAAAGAAAGAATACAACTATTTCCATTTTTAAAATATAATCCTCAGACAAATAAAACAAAAGATATTACATATGCGTATAATAGAGATTTTAAAGAGTATTCAATTCACATCGAAGGACATAACTATGAAGTTAATTGTATGTTTTTGGGCAATAGTGAGGATATTTTTCACTTTGCGATTTATTTTTAAAATCAAAGGCAGTAGGATTTAGCCCTCTGCCTTTTCTTCTTGAACATATTCAATTAAATCTTCTATTTTACAGTTGAAAAACTTGCAAAATATATCTATATGTTCCTTTGGTATCATCTTGAATGAATCAGTGCAATAAGCTGAAATACTTGGCTGACGTATTCCAGTTAATTGTGCAAGCTCTCTTTGAGAAATTCTTTGTTCAGCCATTTTTATATGAAGCTTCATCTTTATCAAATAAAGTCACCTCCTAAAAATAGTATAGCACAAGTGATACGAAAAATAAATAAAATATACGGAAATAGTATTGACATATGATACGAAAAGCGTATAATAAAAGTATAAGGACAAACCAAACAAAAAATATTAATAAATGGAGGGTTTAAAAAATGAGTAATAAAACAATGGATTTATTAAAGGAAATGGATTCAGTAAACTTTGCTAAGGAATTAGACAAGTTAGAAGGCAAGTACATAACCATTAATGTTGAGGGTGAGATTTCAACTTTATACAGCATAGAGAGCTTCAATTATAGTATTCTGGAAGGTAAAGTAATAGTGGAAGATTGGCTAGTTATTGAGGATGATAATGCTCCAGATGAGTACATATTAAGAATTTGTTTAGAAACCGTTGCAGCATATCAAAAAGATTTAATAAGTGATGCTCTTATACTTGTAACAGATGGTGGAATGGTAATTCAATTCCAAGAATGTTAGAGGTGTATCATGTGTAAGGTGATACAGTTTCCAAAACAATACAATGAGAGCCAAGAAGGTATGGATAAGCTATATGAAATGTATTATAGTGACCCTGCAAATTATATGTTAGACCCAAATGAGTGGGATGATTTTTTAAAGGATTTCAACAATAAACACAAAAAGACTATGTAAACATTAGATATTTAACTCTAATATTGCATAATCACCTTAAATGACAAAATATGTTAGAATATGTACTTTTACAATGGAATAGGTACATGTTATGATTAAAGTTGAGGGCAACTACGCCTAAAATAGCTCTATTTGCCATACTCAATTTTTAGGATATATAGGGTAGTTAGAGCTACCTTGTATATTCTATACCTTTTTTTTATTATTGCCTTTTTTCAATCTTTTATTCAACCAACACTATTTTTTTGAAGGGAGGTCGAACACATATTAAATCATTATGTGACAATTTTAAGCCTTGAACCAAAGTTTGTCAAGTTATTTTTGATTAATGTTAATAAAATATTTACAAATACGAGGAGGGACTAAGCCATGGAATATGTTATTAAGAATCCTAGGCTACGAGAATATTTATATAAACTAGGATTTGATTACAGGGAAGTATCAGATAAAACAGGTAAGCAAGATTATGTATGGCTCTTTAAAAATACAACAGAATTACTTGAAGCCATTACATTCTATACAACACTAAAAAATAAGTTGAAAATAAGCAAAAATACTTATACCCCTAAAATTTAGGGGGTGTGACCTAAGTAATTAGCTATTTTACACCCCTAAAATTTAGGGGGTACAGTGAGGTGTAATAATAGAAACTAATTAAGTAATAAGAGAGAATAATGTACATCATTCGCATTTAAAATGCTCATGGCCGCTTAATTAATTTTTGTTTTGTTTATCTCATTTACTATTGTTTGTATCTATAAAAAACATATATCAAGGGGGTTATATCATGAATGACAATAATGACAATAAAATTTATTTTTCTAAGATACCTAATTCTTTGTTCTATTCTTACTTGGATAAAAAACTTAAAAAAGAAATCAAGAGTATCTTTCCGCAGATTAAAGATGAAAAAGTATTGCTTGTTTTTGATTATCTTTATACAAATACAAATAGAAAAGGTATCATTAACTTTACTTTAGAAAATATGGTTGTTCAATGTGGTTTTAAGTGTAGTACTAAAAAAGGTGAAATGAACGACCAGTTTAAAAACATATTAAATAAATTACATATAAGTAAAATAATAAATTCTAATATAGATTTTAAAGACATAAAGCCTAAAGACTTTGTATCTTGTACATATTTAATTAACTTAGATAATTCTTTTATAACGCTTTATGACTCAGAAAAAAATATTGTTCTAAATCAAAGCTTTGAGAAATGTGACAATTTAAAATTGCTTATGTATTACTGCTATCTTAAAGCAAGAATGTATAAGCGTTCAAATGATGATGCTATGGAAAAGAATGGCGGAAGAGCAGAGGTAGCATATCCTACCTATAACACTATCAGTGATGATTTAGGACTAACTGATGAAACTATAAAAAAGTATAATGATTTACTAGTTAAACTAAATCTAATTAGAGTTGGTTCGGCAGGCAATTGGTATTACAAAGACGATAAAAATAAGATACTTAGGGAGAGTTGCAACATATATACTCTGTTAATCGATAGTGATGAGGTTAAGGCTAAATTTAATCTAAAAGAAGGAATTAAGTACTACAAGTCACTAGATATAAATTCCAATAAAGTATTTACCAACAGTAAAGCTTATAAAAACAACGATAGAAAGCTCAATGGTGAATTAGGGTCTATTATAAAGAAAGAAAATAAAGGAACGGCTACTGAAGAAGATATTGCTAGGAAAAATGAAATTATTGCTTCTATCAATGCTGATGCAGAATTGTATAAGATTAAGGCTCTATTGGAAGCTAATGATGGAACTCTTTTGAGTGAGATATATGAAAATCTAGGTAAAGATGATTTGGCAAAGAAATATTCTAACATAGAGCTAAAATTGGGCTTAGTAGATTTTGAATTTAATCTTGAGGTCGATTGGGATTATTACTGCTACATAATAACTAATTACAAAGAGAATGAACATGAGAAATTTAAAAACTATGTCAGGAAACATAAAAGAGATAATGGATTAGATTCAGATTTATATGAAAATATTGAGGATTTACTTTAGGAGGGATGTATCATGGAAAACGGAATTAAAATAATAAATATAGAAGGTTCAGAGATTTTAAAGGAAATGGATGGAAAGGAAATAATTAAAGAATATAAAACAGTACTACCTTATAGTTTAGTAACTGCTAAATTAAATAGGATGCATATTAAGATTAAAGATAATAAGAGTAAAGATTTTATTGGAGTTAATTTTAATTATGGTTATGATACAGAAAAATTAAAAGATTTAAGAAGTAGAATACAAAGTCAAAAGGCAAGAGTTAAAGATTTAAATAAAAAAGTCACTATAGCTAAAAAAGATTGCGATTATGAGGAAGAAGAAGAGATTTTAGAACAGTTACAAATAGAAAATATATTATTAGAAGAATTAGAGGAAAATTATAAATCTGAAAAATTAGCATGGAACAAGGATGGCATAAGAGAAAAACTATATAGAGATGGATTTACACTAGTACATAAGCATGTTAAAAAGCACAAAGAAACTAATAATGAAGGTAAAGAAATAACTAGAGAAGAAGTAGTGGAAGAAAAGATTTTTTATAAATACTGGTTCAGAACACCTGCTAAAAGTCGTGTCGGGGATAGCATTTTTATTAATAAAAATTTATATGATGAAATAACTAAATGGCAAGATATGGGCTTAACATTGCCGGCAGGGGAAACTAAAGTTGTAGAGTTCCAAGCATATAGAAGTCTAACTGCAAGTAATATAGAGGATACTATAGAAATAAATACAAAGCATATATTAGTTGTAAATGATTTAGAAAGCTATATGGATACTAATATTATATCTGTAGAATTAAATAATAGTGGTGAATGTGTTGCAGTTCCAAGAAAAGATAAAGTTAAAAATATACTTTGGGATGGGATGGCTTTATTGGATAGTAGTTGTTTTGCAGAAGGACATAATTTCTATTTGTTAAGAAATCATTTTTTTAAGAGCTGTGCATTTAATGCTAATGTAGTGCAATTTTTAAAAGATAAATATGGAGCAGAATACGAAAATGCACAAGTAAAAGACCGTTATGGTAATAATATAAGAGTTAAAAATATAAGGATGATAACTACGGAAAATAGCATGAAGTGGGAAAAGTTTGCTGAATGTGGAGCAGTAGGCAAAGATGGGATAGAGATAACATCCAATAAGCAAATGTTTGGCTATTGGAAGCAGATGGTTAAAAATGATAGATATTTATTTGGTATTTGTAAGCATAATCATTCCAGTAAATATGGGAAACACCAAAGAATGTCGTACCAAATGGTTAATACTTTGTTGTTGAATCAGGAACAAACACAAGAACTAGCACAATATACAATAGATTATATTAATAACTTAAAAGATAATGATGAAGCTTTTATAAAGATGCTAAAAGAGACTGCTACAGATGGCAACAATAATAACTTATACATAGATTTATATAATAAAAATCAATTATTTAAAGAATCTGATATGTATAAGAGATTTAAAACAGAAACTATAGCTAGTATTAAAAAGAGAGCCAGACAAGCGAAATTGCTAGTCGAAGGTGATAATCTTACAGTTTGCGGAAATCCGTATTTGTTATTACTTCATGCAGTTGGAGAAGTGCCTAATAAAGATAATGTCATAATAGAAAGATTTACTGATGTTACATTACCTATATCCAGTGATTATATAAGTTGCTATACCCAAAGATTTGCTGAAGGAGAAGAGTTAACAGGATTTAGAAATCCACATAATGCTCCGAATAATATTGCTTTATTTCAGAATTTTAAACACGAATTAATGCAAAAATATTTTATTTTTGGTACAAATGTAATTGCAGTCAATTTAGTACAAACAGAATTACAGGATTTGGCAAATGGTTTAGATGAGGATTCTGACTTCCTGCTCTGCACAAACAATAAAGTGTCCTTACAAGCAACTAAAAAGGTATTCAGAAATAAAGATTATGCTTGTATAGTTAATAACATCCCTAAGGATACTAAAAAATGGATTAATGATAATAGTAGCGTTGCCATGATAGATAATTTACTAGCTAAAAGTAAAAACTCTATAGGGGTTACAAGTAATTTGGCACAATTAGCACTTAGTTTTTATCAGCAGGAGCAAACACAAGAATTAAGGGATATTGTATGTATTATGTCTTGTCTTGCGCAGGTCAGTATAGATAATGCCAAAAAAAGTTATGCTATAGACATAGAAAAAGAAATTGATAGGATTAAAAAGTTAGAATGTATTAAAAAATATAAAGGTATGCTTCCAGGCTGGTTTAAGTACATAAAAAAAGATGTAAATGCTAAAAGATTGTTAGAGCCAAATAAATGTAAATGTACTATGCAATACTTGCAAGCGGTTATTAATACTATAAAAAACAATACAAATAATAAGGAAAACTTAGATACTGTAGAACTTTTACAAGATATAAAAATTAATGGTAAAACAAACTATGCACAGATACAAAAGATAGAAAAATTAGTTGAAGCATATGATAAAAAAGTTAAATACGTTAAGAAACAGGCAGAAAAACATGATTGGAAAGCAGATAGGATAGAGGAAGAGATAAGAGATACAAGAGATAGTATTATAAGTAGAATTGGTAATTTGAAATTGACCGAAGAAACTATGTATTATCTAGTAAAAAATGCAATTGTAAATGAAGAATTGGAAGATAAGGAAAAGGAATCTGATACTAAAAAGTGTAAAAGAAAAATGCTTAATGTACTTTATAATACACATAAAGATTTGTTTATAAGTGTGTGGAAATAAAAAAAGTACAAGATTAATGTAAATTTTTAGAATATATTTTCTAGGATGTAGCAATATCAACACTTACAGGCATTTTTGCTAGTGTGTATATGATAGAGGGAAACTTTATTACTGCTATTGGCGATGCAGTATAATCTACGCAACAAGCTTGGTGAGGGTGAGTATTCTTGCCCTCATAATATTTTTATATTTTTCACAAATATAGATGCTTAAAACTTAAGTATAACATACTAGTTGTAGTGATGTCAATACTTAAAATATATGTTTTTATTATTTTCTAAAAATATTTTAAATTTACCCAATGTTATTATAACATGCCTAATATAGCATGTCAACAATAAAATTAAAAATAAATTAAGTGAAAGGTGGAAAAAGTAATGAATAACGAATTAAAGGAATTTGAAAGATTATTAAATCAGGATTGGATGATGAAAGAGGAAGGTTATAGTTTTAAAATTCTTAAAGATAAAACTAATAATGAAGCAGATGAAATTGTTGATGTAATTACTATGCAGGTGTTTACTGATGATGAATTGCTTTATACATATAGTACAGCTCAAATATTTGGTACGCTAGAAGAAAATATCAAAAGTATTATTGGTGCTATTTATAATGAAGACATTAACTACAGGAAACGTATTATTAGAAACTACAAAGGTTCATTTTTATCAAGGAAAATAAAAAGCTTGAATAATGCTATAGCTAAAGGTAATACAGATAAAGTTAATGCAATTAATATGGAAATAATAGAAAAATATAAGCAGTCTGAAAAATGTAAGAATGAACTTGTTGAATTTAAGAGCTTTATTTCCTTATTGTATAGGACTAAAGATTTACTAATCAGTAAAGTAGCTTAATGGAGGAATTTAAAGATGATAAAATTTAAACCTAGTGAATTTCAGTATATTCAAAGTGAATTAAAAAAACTTTTATATGATAATGATGAAGGTTGCGTATTGATGCGTAAAGGTCTGACTAAAGAAGATATAGTTGATATTCAGCATTTCATCAATACAGTAGATAAGGTTAATGTAAATGAAGATGAAAACAAAAAGTTTATACATGTGATAATCGAACATCTTGGAATGTGGTGTTTCGTAGACGCAGAGTATACATATAATGAACTTTTGCAACTTATAAAGGATAGGCAGTATTGTAACCTATACAATAAACTTATACTCGATAAGGAAGAAGAGTAAGTCAAGTCATGGCAAACGGATCTCCGTTTGCCTTTTTATATTAATAAAAGAAAGGTGGTTTTATAAATGGGGAAATTATTCAGTAAAAAACAGAAAAAGGAGATTTCTGAACAACTACAGGAAATATCTAATGATTGGAAAGACATTGCAAAGAAGTGGAAGGAAGTTAAATTGATTTCGCTTCAGATGAAGATAAGTAATTTATTATTTATTGCTAAGTTAGAAGAGGACAGGAAAAAACTGGATGATATTTTGGAAGAATTGCATGAGTGTATTAGGAAATACAATGAGTTATTAGACGAAGTTTATGGACTAAGCAGCTAGAGAAATTTAGCTGTTTTTTATTTAAAAAATATGAAAGGTGGAATTATATTATGTGTAAAAAAAGAATTGATGGAGTTTATCTAATTAAAAACATTGTTACTGGGAAGGTCAGAATAGGTAGTGCCAAGAACGTACCTAAGAGATTTAGTAATTATAAGGCTAGATTAAGAAATGGTAATGGTAATAAGCTTATGCAGGAAGATTATAATTGGTACGGAGAGAAGAGCTTTGATTTTATATTGCTAGAAGAGTGTAAAGTAAAGGATTTATATTTAAGAGAAAGATATTATTTAGAGTTATATAAAGATTGTGCTATGTATAATAAAAATGCAATTAAGAACTGTGAGAAGAAGATTAGACGTGGCAAGGAAGCAAAAAAATATAAGGAAAAGAGAAGTGCAGTCACATCTGGAGAAAATAATGGACATAACACCAAGTTATCAAAGGTGAAAGTGTTTGATATTTTAAATATGGATTCTAAAGGAATTGATAGAAAAAATATAGCAGAAAAGTATGAAATACGCACAAGTTATATAAGTAGAATTGGTAAAGATAGATGGGTTAAAGAGTTTAATGAATGGAAAGAAAATAATAAAGATGCATCTACAGTAATAGACACACCTTTAGTGAATACTTTGCAGAGTATTCAAATGTAATATATACATAACACTATTTTAATACATATTAAAGGAATTATTCAAGGGTGTCGGCAAAAACGACATCCTTTATTTAATGGAGGTGTAAAAGTTGGACAAAGACGAAAACAAGATTTATACACAAAGTATAAGATGTGCGGCCTTTATAACATATAGCATAGGTGAATTTCCTACAATTAAGGCTTTTGATAAGGGTAATACTTTTGTATTTGATAAATCACTAAAAGCTTTGAAGGCTTTAAATACATATAAAAAATCTCAGTACAATAAGGATGTTTTAATGGGTGATTTAAATGCCTATGATGATATATGCAAGCAGTTGAAGAGAATGTGTAAAGAGCATGTAGGGGCATAGTTTACAACATTTAAGGTTGATTTTTTACGAGGGACTAATAAATGTGGTCTGCTCATAGACTTATGTTAGCGAACACGAAGCGAATAAGGTCGAAAGTTAGAAAATGATTTTTAGAGGAATTTACTATTAGATAGAGAATTTTGTATATAAGAATTTATGAAAGGTGGTAAGAGGAATGGATGAAATAATTCATATTTTAAGAGAGCAATGTTTTAATAGCAATTTATCTGAGGTTGTGGGTGAAATTAATAGAATTTTAAGGGGAAGAAGACACGATAAAATCGATGTTGAAAGGTCATATATAAATTCTAATCACATTATTCCGCCTACTATTGATAATAATATTAGTCATATTGATGGAATGATAATATTGAGAACTGGTGAAAGTAAATATATCTATATTAATCAATATGAACTTAGAGAAGCTTTAGGTGAAAGCTATTTAGAATCATCTAAAGAAAAAATAAAAGATACAATATTAAAAATAATTGAGGATAAATGCAAATAGATATCCATAAAAACATTTATGAGACCAGAGCTTAAAGCCTGGTCTTTTAGTATGCTTAAAAAAAGGAAGGGTGGAAATTAATGAGGATTATAATTATTGATGTAGAAGATGATATTAGAATTAATAATAGAAGACCTAGGGTGAAGATTAGAAGACCGTTGCCAAAGGGCATTATGTTGGAGCCTTTAGTTGTTGAACCGATAAGGGTTAGACCCATTAATGCAGTAAGTAGAATCATTATATAATTACTAAAGAGAAGGATTTTACCTTAATATGTCGAATATGGATATATTGAGGTGATATTATGGGTTTATATAGAAGAATAAAATTAATAAGTATGGATTATATTTATAATTCCCACAGAAGTGAAAAAATAATAAAAAAGTATAATGAATTATATATCTGTAATTTTGATAATAAAAATTATACGTATTATAAGGATAATCTTGAAGACTTGATTGGTGATATAAAGACTAAATATAATACCAAAATTAATCAAGATAAAAGCAAATTGATAACAGAAAGAAATAAGATGCAACATTTATATGATAATACATATTTCTTTGATGGTAATAATTTGTTCGTTGGTGTTATATCTATAGTAGCCTCGTTTCTTATTGGTAGATATGCTCAAAATGGAACTGAGACTCAAATTGGTGGCATTGTTTTATTTTTAGAAGCTATCCTAATAGGTTCAATTGTTATTATGGTTGTTACAAAAAGAGATATGGTTAGTTATACTGAAAAAAAAGCTTTTTATAATCTGTGTTTAAGAATATTAGATGATATTGAAAAGGAAATTGAACCTAAGAATCAGATACGAAAAGAAAATGATGAAGTATCAGTTGGAATAGAAACAGAAAATCAACGTAAACTTGCAAAACCTAGTTCAGGCCAAACAAACGGTAATTGGAATGTGGAAATTAATATGCTCTCACTTTTGGATGCTGTAGGAGCTATATATAAGGTCAGTAAGATTGCAAAGAAGATGTTCAGAAAGAAGAAATAGTATAAATAATGGAGGATTTTATGAAGAATTTCAGAAATGAAGCTTACGGAAGTTATGTTGATTACGACTACTTAATAAGTGAAAAGTTCCAAAAGGAATTAATCGAGGCTTTAGGGATAAAACAAGGTGATAAAGTTTATATTTCTAGGGATAAATCAAATGGACAGTATGTACTAAATTCTGAAATTCCATTTGACTATCTAATATCATATAGTGGAGCAAAAGAACCACATACAAATAAATTTCATGCAACTACTATATATAATCCATGTGTAATTCAGATGATAAATAATATAGAAAAGTTTGGTGAAAATAATATATTTGTTACATTATATTTTCATGAGATTAATATTACTATTCCTGAAATAGATAGGGCAAAAGCTGATTTTAAAGATAAAATATATAGATATTATGGCATTGAAATTAATAATGTTGGATATAGTTGGAATTAGCATCGTTGTGATGCTTTTTTTATTTGTATTAGATTGTTAGTGTATTAATAATATAAACGTATAGTGTCAAGAAAAAATTCGTATTAAATTTTATGATATGGAGGTGTTAAAATGCTAGATGAAGCCAAGATAAATTGTATCGAATATTTGGTTGCAGGTGTTGAAAAAACAGAGATTGCAAAGCTTATTGGTAAGAGTAGACAAGCAATATATGATTGGATAAACAAAGATGATGAATTTAAGGCTGAACTTGCCAAACGCTTACGGGAGCGTAAAACTGAAGCAACAAGGAAGATTAATAATAAATTGCCTCAAGCCATCGATAAGATATGGTATCTGATTGAAAATGCACAGTCTGAAAAGGTTAAGAGCGATTTGCTGAAGTATTGGATAGATAGGGAGTTGGGAACACCTACAAGTAAAATTGCTGATGTTACAGAAGAAACTACAGAAGATATTAGTAATGGAGACTTAGAGCAGGAGTTTAATAAGTTTAAAGTGCTTAAAAAAGCAGAGTAAAATGTCATAACTGTTATAATGCCTATTATATACGGTGATATTAGGTATAAAGTTTTTATTTTTTAGAACATATATTTGTAATCAAAAACATTTCTTTTAGTGTACATAAAAACGATACATAAATCATCATAAATTATATCATATAAGCTATATAAATAACCCTAAAGTGTTCAATAAAATATTATATACCATTTCGTTGACACTAAACTTATTATAACATATAATGATAGTAAGAGGTAAAAAATAACAGGGGTAGGCTTCTATTATAGAAAAATAGAAAATGCCGTTGTTAGACTATAAAAATTTTTTTTATATTTTTTAACCTCGAAGAACTATTATGAGAGGTGTTATTATGGGTATTATTTACGGTTATGCAAGATGCTCTACTGATGAATCTAAGCAGGATATTGAGTATCAGGTAAGAGAATTGAAGAAAATGGGGGCAATTAAGGAAAATATATATTTAGAATATGAAAGTGGTACAAAAGTTGATAGGGTTGAATTTAGTAAAATGTTAAATGCTGTATCTAAAGGTGATATTATAGTAACAACCGAAGTAAGCAGATTGACTCGTTCTACCAAACAATTATGTGATGTAATAGAATTAGTGCAAAAGAAATGTTTAAAACTAATAATAGGTAAATCTATGACCATTGATTGCACTAATGGAGAACTAGACCCAATGACCAAAGCCTTTGTACAAATGAGTGGTGTATTTGCTGAACTTGAAAGAAATATGATTAGTCAGCGTGTTAAATTAGGTATGGCAAATGCTGCTGCAAAGGGAAAGGTAATAGGGAGACCTTCTACAACAAAAGAAGATATACCAAATATATTTTATAAACATTATCCAAAATATAAAAATAAGCAAATAAATGCTAGTGAATTTAGTAGACTCTGTGATATGAGCAGAACTACATTATATAAATATTTGAAAATTGTTGAAAGTACTGAGTAGGTGAATTTCCTACTCTTTTTTATTTTTACATAGAAATGGAGGTGAGAACATAGTCTACAATAATATAGAATTTAAAAATAATGATGAATTTAATAGATACCTTCTATATAAATACCTAAATCAAGAATATATATTGCATGGAGCATCTGAAGAACAAGCAGACCAAGCAACGCAGGAATTAATGTTAAAAAATAAGGACAATTTATTTAATTACCATGGATTAGCCTATGCTTTAGGCTCAAGAAACCTAGAGTTCTTTTCATTGTATTTTCTTCAAAACATATTTATTGGAGAAGATAAAGCAGACATAGCAGAAATACATAGAGATATATGGGAAGAAATACAGGGAATGATTTTGGAAGATACTCACGATAAACAAGAATATGTTCTTCCAAGAGGTACGGGGAAATCAACCTTTGTTTCATTAGTAACTGCAATCTGGTGTAGTGTATATAAATATAAAAGATATACTGTCATTGCTTCGGCTATAGGAGATACTGCTTCTACATTTATAAGAAATATTAAATTAGCACTAGAGAATAACGATAGAATTGAAAAAGCTTTTGGCAAACTATACGATACTAAAAAATGCATTGTTAATAGTGAACAAATAGAACTTACTAACAGAACTATGATTCAATCAATTTCAGCTTCTTCTACACTTAGAGGTAAATCTTATGGTAATACAAGAATAGAGTTATTATTACTTGATGACTACCAAAAAGATGATGAGGTTGCTACAGCAGACCAACGTGAAAAGAAATGGAAAAGATTTTCTGATGACGTTAAATTTGCGGTACAGAAGGGTAATTCTACTATTATTGCAGTAGGAACACTTCAAAATAATGAATGTTTTTATAGTAGACTTAAAAACTTGCCTACTTGGAAACATAGACTTGAAAAAGGTGTATTAGTTGATAACGTGGATGAATTATTTAGTAGTGGTCTATGGTTAGAGTTTAAAAACATACTTTTTAATTCAAAAGATGAGTTTAGACTTGATAATGCTAAGGAATTTTACTTACAACATGAAAAAGAAATGCAATATCCTTTACTATGGCAAGAATACTGGAATTGCTTAGATATGGCTTTAAGTTATTATGAAAATCCAGCTTCATTTAAACAAGAAGTACAAGGAGATACTGCAGCAATAGGAGAAAAAAGATTCAAAACAATAGTTACTGAAAGTGCTGAAACTATAGAAACACATGATTTTAAAGTAACTATGCTAACAATAGACCCTGCTAGTAGTACAGGAAAGAGTAATGACTATTCTGCTTTTATTGTAGGCTCTAAATCTGATAATAATATTAAATATTGCCGCAAAGGTGAAATACTAAAATTAAATTTTGATGACTATATAAATCATGCTATAGATTTGCTAAAGAAATATTCTGATATAACTCATATATACATAGAAAAAAATTTATACATGGGTGCAGATGTAATAAAACTTAAAGAACTTATTGCTAATGATGATGAATTAAGAAATAGAAATTTTACATTTATTAATGAAATGCAGAAAAAGAATAAATTTGATAAGATTGACTCTATTGTAGGTGATATAAACTTCGGTAGAGTTATTTTTAATGAGGAAGATATTGAAGCGTTGGAACAATTGAAAGATTATCAAGGCGAAAAAAGTTTGCATGATGACTTTCCAGATTGTTTAGCTGAATGTGTAATAAGATTAGATACATTAGAAACAATAAGCACAATAACATTATTAGACCGCAAATTATTCTTTTAGAAAGGATGTGATAATTTGGATATAACAATAGATTTATTGCAAAAATGTTATAAAGAATACCAATTAAATAAGCCTACATATGATAAAATGTATGAATATTTTAAAGGGAATACAGATGCAATAGCAAATTATAAAATGCAAACTGAACGTACTAATAATAAGATAAACACTAATTTTATAAAGAAGTTTATAAAGGAAGAAGTTAGTTATTCTGTAGGTAACGAAATAACTTATATTAGTAGAAGTGGAAATAAAGATATAATAAATGACATTGAATATTATACAGAGCATTGGTCGGAAAACCATGATTCTAATTTAGCCAAAAATATGCTTTTATATAGTTTAGCGTATGAAGTATATTATGTTGATGATGAAGGTCAATTTAGTTCTAAAATAATAAGTCCTAGAGATGGGTATGCTGCTATAGATGATTTTGGCAACATATCTTTTTTTATGCACGTTTTTAAGCTGAAGTTTGATGATACAACTTATATAGATTTATATACTGATAATGAAATAATACATTATAATAGTGATTTTAAAGAGGTTAAGCCAAGGACACAACTTATATTTGGAGCAGTTCCAGTAGGATTGGCTCAGCTAAGTGAAGAAAAACAAGAGGATACAATTTACAAAGATATAAAAGGGCTTCAAGATGCTTATGAAACTAATTTATCTGATATAAGTAATGAAATATCTGATTTTAGAAATGCTTATATGGTTTTATCTGGTGTACAAATACCAGAAGAAGATATTCCTAAGATGAAGCAATTAGGAGTATTACAAATAAAGGGTAAAGATGGTAAAGCAGAATGGCTTATAAAAAATATTAACGACCAATTCATTCAAAATACTCTTAGCACTTTAGAAGATAAAATGTATCAACTATCAAGCCACATTAACCATAATATTGATATGGTATCAAATTTATCTGGAGTTGCTTTAAGAAGTAGATTAATTTCTCTTGAAGAGAAATGCAAACTTAATCAAAAGGCTTTAGCAGACTGCGTAAAAACTAGGCTTAAAATGTTATTTATATACCTTAAAGTACTTAAAAATAAGGATTATGATTACAAAGATATTAAGATAAAGTTTACTCCAAATATTCCTCAAGATGATTTGATGACAGCTCAAACAATAAGCCAACTTGGAGACAAATTAAGCACGGAAACTGGATTGTCTTTACTAAGCTTTATTGATAATCCTACGAATGAACTTGCTAAAATTAAGCAGGAGCAATCTGAACTATTACAAGGTCAATCCTTATTGGATGGTGCTGTAAATGGATAAACAATATGAAGAAATGAATCTGCAATTTACAGAAAAAGGATTAAATAAAGCAGATGAAAGCACAAAGGAAGCGTATAAGTTTCAAGTAAAGCATAGGGATGAATTATTATTTAAGATAGCAAATGTTCTATTAATATATACAATTTTAGATAGTAGTTTATCTCTTAGTAATACTGAAAAACTAAAACTTAGAGCAGATTTTGCTACAATAATATCTAATATAGCTGTTGATGAATACAATCAGGAAAAATCTATTATTTCTGATATTTTGGAAGAAGTCACCAATGATAAATATTATAGTGATGCTTATACTTTAAGCATTGGTATGGACTTTAGCCTTAAAAAACTAACTGATAAACAAATAAAAGATATAGTTGATACCTCTATTGATGGAGAGCTGTGGTCTGATAGGCTTTGGAACAATAAAAAAGAACTAGAAAGTACCTTAAAGCTTGAAGTTGAGAAGTTTCTGCAAGGAAAAACTAATGTAAATCAAATTAATAAGGTTATAAAGGATAGATTTAGTCAAAACGCTTATAACACTAGAAGATTAGTACAAACTGAAGCTGCTAGATGTCAGAATTCTTCAAACGAATTATTTGCTGAGGAACATGGGATTGAAAAGCAAATGTTTTGTGCTACTCTAGATAATAAAACAAGTGAAATATGTAGAGGCTATGATGGGCAGGTATTTGATATAAATGATAATAATAAACCTGTTCCACCTTTACATCCTTTTTGTAGGTCATGCTTAATAAATGTACCTTTTAAAGAATGGCAGCCTATAAAAAGGAAAGATAACTCTACTAAAGAAATAATTAATTATAAAGATTATAACCAATGGAAACAAGACAAAGGCATTGAATAAATGTCTTTTTATTTTACACAAAAATTAGATGCGTTCTTAGTCTATTAAGGTTAAGAGGGCGAAAAGGAGAGTATTAAATTATGTTAAAAAAAGAATTACTAAAACTTATAGAAAAAATAGAAGATGAAGGCTCAATCGATGAGGTTTTATCTGGAAGTGATTTTGCAAAGTCACTTTTGAATAGTGGCTTAACTTTGGATGCATTCAAGGAAAAATTAAAAGCTGATAAAGATTTTAAAGCATTTTTAGATTCAGAAAAGGATAAGCACAGTTCTAAGTCTTTAGAAACTTGGAAACAAAACAATCTTGAAAAATTACTTGATGAAGAAGTTAAAAAGAGATTTCCAGAACAAGACCCAAAGGATACTGAACTTGCAAAACTTAAAGCTGAAATAGATAAAATGCAAAAGGAGAGTCTTAGAAAAGACCTAACTAACAAGGCTATTAAGATAGCAACAGATAAAAAGTTACCAGTGGATTTAGTAGACTTTTTAATAGGACAAGATGAAGAGACTACTACTAAAAATCTTGAAAAGCTTGAATCTGTTTTTGGAACACACGTAGAATCTCTTGTACAAGAGAGATTAAAAGGGAATTCATATACCCCACCAACAAATACAAACACAAATACAACTACTTATGAAGATTTAGTTAAAAATGCTGATAATATGACTTCGGCTCAGGTAGCTGAAATGTTCTCTAAGATAGGAAAATAACCTATCTTATTTTATTGTATTAAAATTTGTCTTTAGGCTTAGACATTAAAGAAAGTACATTATAAAAAGAAAGAGGTAATTTATATATGGCAGTAGCAAATTTTAAGAAAACTTTATGGGAAGGAGCTTTACTTGCAAACTTTCACAGCGTAAGTATAGCAGATGTAATAACAACTAAACCATCTAGTACAGATGGAGAAAAGATTATATTTAATCGAGTAGGAGCAGGAACTCTAAAAGATTATACCGGTTCAATTGCTTGGGATGAAATTACTACAACTCCAGTAGAAATGACTTTTGGGCAAAAGAAATATTTTGCATTTTCTCTTGATGATGTAGATAAGGCTCAATTAGTAGCAGATGTAATGACAGCAACAACAAAGGAACACAGTGCAGTATTATCTGAAACTATTGATGGATATGTTTTAGGAAAAGCAATAGCAGGAGTTAAAACAGCTAATTATCCAACTAAAACTACAGCAAAATCTATTACTAAGGTAACTGATGCTTATGATTCTATTGTAGACTTAGGTACACTTTTAGGTAAGAGTAAAGTTCCAATGACTGATAGATATGCAGTAATAAACAACGACTATTTAAATCTATTACAAAAGGATGATAGATTTACTAGAAATCCTGAAGTTCTTGCAAATGGTATAGTAAACAATGCAAAAATTAATGGTATGACAATAATAATCAGTGAGGAAGTACCAACAGGAAAAGTTGTAGCATTACATAAATCTGCAACTGGTTATGCTAAGCAGATTAGCGAATTAGAGGCAATGAGACTTCAAACAGCTTTTGCAGATGGAGTAAGAGGACTTACAGTATATGATTCTGTTGTATTAAGACCAGAAGCCATCGCAGTATTAAACTATACAATTGCATTAGTTTAATTTGAGAAGGGTTAATTCCCTTCTCTTACTTTATATGAGAGGAAGGGATAATCAATGATAATTGATGATATAAAAACACTATTAGATATACAAGACAATTCTAAAGATAATATTTTTAATATTTATATCCGTAGAGCTACAACGGTAATACAAAACTACCTTAATAATTCAACTTTTACAGGAGAGTATATTGAAACTAATTTTCCAGATGCAATTATAGATATAGTTGTAAATGCTTATAACTTCAAAGGTAAGAATAATATAAAATCTATTACTCAAGGAGCAAGAAGTGTTACTTATTCAGATAATACCGCTTTTTGTGTTACTGAAAGTGTAGCCAACATGCTTCCTACTCCATATTTAAGGATGTGTTAGCATGTTTTATGATAAAAAAGTAGGTATACACAATAAGACCGAAGGCACTAAAGTTAATGGTGTATATATTCCAGGAAAATTACAATGGGTAAAAGATATATATGTAGATATACAACCTTATAGCACTGCGCTATTACTTAAAGATTATGGCTATAACATAGAAGTTACTAAAAGAATATTTTCAGATATAGAAGCTAATATAAAAATAGGTACTATACTCAAATATAATTTAGATGAATATGAGGTAAGAAAAATAATTCCTTGGGATGATTACATGGAGGTTATGTGTTATGGGGTATAAGAGTTATAAAAATGAAGTCATTAGTAAACTCAAAGATGCTGAAAAGCAAGTATTAGATACCATAGGTACTTTTATAATTGCCGAAGCACAATTAAGAACTACGGTTGATACTGGTAATTTAAGAAGAAGTGAAACTTTTGAAACTGACATAGGAGAGAAGAAGGTTACTGTAGGGGTTACACCAGAAGCTCCATATGGAATATATGTCGAAAAAGGAACTTCTAAACAAAAGGCACAACCATTTCTTGAACCTGCTGTTATGGACAATCTTAGCAAGCTAGAACAAATAGCAGGTGAAAAAATCTCTGTAAATATGGATGGTGAATAGGATGCTAGAATTGTATGAATTAATTAATAGCAATATTGAATCTATCTGTAGTTGTTATGCTGACCACTATCCAGAGGATTTAGAAAAGGCTTATCCATATGCTGAAATTTCTTTTCCAAATATATCACCTAACAATACTTTCAGTAATTTAAATTTATTGCAGATAGATATTTGGGATGATAAATCTACAGACATTAGAGAAATCGAAGGAATTGCAGATGAAATTGACAAGAGAATAAAAAAATTACAAATAAATAATGATACAATGCAAGTTTGTATCTATAGAAACAATCCTTATAGATTGAAACTGAATGACCCAGAAGTACATATACAAAGAAGACAATTGCGATATATTGTTAGAGTTTATTATAAATAAGAAAGAGAGGTAATATTATGGCAGAAAATAGCACAAATACAGTAGGTTATACCGCAAGTACACCTAACCATTTGATTATAGATAGTGGAGCATTATATAAAAACTATGGAATAGTTGGCAAGGAAGCTTTGATAGGAGCTACAAGTGGCGGGAATGAATTAAATATTACAGTAAAAACAAGGGATGTAAAATGTGATGGAGTAAAAGGAAACGTTAAAGGTCTAAGAATGATTACGGATACTGAGGTTACTCTTAAAACTAATATGCTAGAAGTAACAACCGATATATTAAAGATGGCACTATTAGGACAAGTAGATAGTACAACAAATGCAGACTACGACCTTATTACAGGCAAAACATACATTGCAGATACAGATTACTTAGACAATATTGCCCTAGTAGGTAAACTATCTGGCAGCCAAAAGCCAGTAATAATTATATTGAAAAATGTTTTGAATACTGATGGATTAAAGTTTAAAACTGAAGATGATAAGGATAATGTACTTCCTGTCACTTTTACAGCATTTATAGACCCATTAACACCGAACGTTTTACCTTATGAAATTAGATTCCCTAAAATGGCATAGTTTTAAGCACTTACTTATGTAGGTGCTTTTATTTTTATTAAGAGTTGGAGGTAATACAATGAGAAAATTAGAAACGAGTGATTTATTTTCCTTAACAAGGATTCTAAAAAAGATGAATATAAAGGATGAAATAAAGTCCTTAGTAAAAGATGTTACAGGACTAAATGATGAAGAAAAAAAGAAGGCTGAACAGGCTTTGCAGATAGAATTAGTATGGTTATTTGTGGAGAATATCGGAAACGCAGAAAAAGAAATATATAAATTTTTAGCAGATTTAACTGGCATGAAAACCGAAGAAATAAAACATTTAGAACCAAATAAATTTATGGCACTTATAGAAGAATTATTTCAACAAGACAGCCTTGGAAGTTTTTTCTCTATGGCACTCAAATAGATGATGAATTTGAGTGCTTGGACTTATTGTTAAGTAGATATGGAAATATTGATTATATTTTAAAAATGAATATTGAAGACGGATTGGAGTTAATAAAAACTGCTTATTTAAAACAAGCAGAGGAAAGATTATGGCAACAATGGTTAGCTGAAAGACCGTACTTTGAAACATTTGTAAGCTTTGAAGAATATAAGAAAAAAGCTTTAAAAACAAATATTAAAACTGAAAACAATAAAAATGATATAAAAAAAATTATTGAAGAAGCAGAAAAAATTAAAAATGCTGATACAAAGAGAGGAGGTAATAGTTAATGAAGATATTCAGTTTATTTGGTGAAATACTTTTAAAAGACAATGGAACTACAAATAAACTAGATGAAATAGATAAAAAGGCTAAGGGAACAAGTAAAAGTTTTGATGATTCTTTCAGCAAAATTAAATCTAGTGCATTAAAAGTAGGCTCTGTGCTTTTAGGTGGTCTAGGCATTAAAGAATTAGTAACAAAAACATATCAATTTGCTGAAAGTGCAAGTGACCTAGGAGAAGCACAAAACGTTGTTGAAAGTACATTTAAAAAAAGTGCAAAATCAATTTTGGAATGGACTAATACTACAGCCAAAAGCGCAGGTATATCTAAAACCTCCTCTATGCAATGGTCAGGATTTATGGGGGCAATGTTAAAATCTTCTGGAGTTACTGAAGAATCCAGCGCTAAGATGTCAAAATCTCTAGTACAACTAACAGGAGATATGTCCTCATTTTATAATATCGGTACTTCTGAGATGTGGGAAAAGATAAGAAGCGGTATAAGCGGAGAAGTTGAGCCACTTCGTGCTTTAGGAATAAATATGTCAGTTGCAAATCTTGAAGCATATGCATTGGCTGAAGGAATTAAAAAGCCTTATAAGGAAATGTCACAAGGTGAGCAAACACAATTGAGATATAACTATTTAATGAAAGTTACTAAAGATGCACAAGGAGACTTTTCTAAAACTTTAGGAAGTTCATTTGCTAATCAAGTGAGAGTAGCAAAAATGAACATGGAGGATTTAGGAAGAAGTATTGGCTCTGTAGTACTGCCTTATTTTATGAAAGGTGTAACCTTTATAAATGAAAATATGCCTAAAATTAAAGAAGTAATCAATGGGTCAGTCAATGGTATTATTGGAACTGTAAAATTTGTAATACCTAAATTTGAAGAATGGATTAAATTGATAAGACAAATTGCAAGTGAGTTATTACCTAGCTTTGGTGGTAGTTCAAAAGAAGTCCAGGGTAAAGTTACAGATTTAGCTAAAAATGGCTTGAATTTTATTACAGAAGCTTTAACTTGGCTGAAGGATAACATAGGCGTTGTTAAAGCAGGAATTATAGGTTTATCAACAGTTTGGGCTATACAAAAAGGAATATTGTTAGCACACAACATTGCTTTAGTCGCACATAACGTACAGATGGGTGTTAAAAAAGGACTAGATATATTTGAAACAGCGCAAATTAAAGCTCTATACATACAAGAGGGAATACGAAATGGTGTTACTTGGGGTGCGGTTGCAGCTCAAAAGGCTTTGAATTTGGTTATGTCATTAAACCCAATTTCATTAGTAATAATTGCTATAGGTGCATTAATTGCAATAGGTGTAGTTTTATATAATAAATCAGCTACATTTAGGAATTTTGTTAATAATCTATGGGGAGATTTAAAGTCTTTTGCTAAGAGTATTCCTGAACACTTTGAAAATATGAAAAAAGGTGTTATTGATAAATTTGAGTCCATACATAATAAAATTGAAGAAATTAAGAATAAAATCAAACAAAAAATAAAGGACATGTTCACTTTCGAACCTCCGCATTTTAAACTACCCCACCTATCGCTTAGTGGAAAGTTAAGCTTAGTACCGCCTTCAGTACCAGATTTTTCAGTGAAATGGTATGCAAAAGGAACTGATTATTTCCAAGGCGGTTTGGCAGGTATCAATGAAGCTGGGGGAGAAATAGTAAATCTTCCTCGAGGAAGTCAAATTATTCCGCATGATATCTCTATGGAAATAGCCAAAAATAGAACGAATAATAAAACAGAGATAGTATTTATTCTTCCAGATAAACGTGAAGTTGCACGCTATATAGTTGACCCAATGAGTGAAGAGCTTGCTAATAAAGATAATAGAGAAAACTTTACATTTAATATGGGAGGTGTTCTTAATGGATAGTTTTATATGGAAAGGTCAAGATTCTTGGCTTGATTATGGAATTGTTGTTAATGAAAGACCTCCTTTTGTGAAAGCAGAAAAACAAACTGAGGAAATACCTGTATTAGGTAGAGATGGTTCTTTGACGGTAGATTATGAAAGCTATAAAAATATTAACCTTCCAATGAAATGTACACTATTGGATAATAAAAATATTGACAATGTTAAAGCGTGGCTTGATGGTTATGGAGATTTAATTTTTAGTTGGATACCTAATAAAAAGTATATCGGTAAGATGGTACAACAGATTGATATAGAAGCAAGTTTAGAAAAAGAGGGTGAATTTCCTTTGAATTGGAGATGCCAACCTTTTTTATATTTACTTGATAATTCTATTATAACTTTAACTCAGCCATCATCAATTTTTAATCAAGGCACATATACTTCTCAACCAATCTTCACAATTTATGGTCAAGGAAATATAACACTTACTGTAAATAGTAAATCTATTTATCTTACAGATGTGCAAGATTATATAATTGTAGATGGAGTCTCAGGGGACTGCAAAGAGGTAAAACTTTGTAACTCGAAGATAAATGGTAAACCTCCTGCTTTTATGTTGGGAGAAAATATTATTACATGGCAAGGGAACGTAACAAAAATTGATATACAACCAAATTGGAGATGTTTGTAATTACACAAGCATCTCTTTTTTATACGCAAAAGGGATGGTGATAATATGGAAATAATAAGAGAAATAATTTTTGATATAGATAAAAATATATATACGAAAATAGATGCTAAGCAGAACGATGTTAATAGTAGATTTATAAGATTTACTTTAACAAATAGTGGACTTGCTTTAAATCTTACAGGGCATACAGTTAAAATATTTGCAGTTAAGGCAGATAGCACACTAATCTTTAATAATGTAACAATTGAAAATGCAGTTAATGGCAAGGTATTAGTAGAATTAACTAGTCAGGCACTTGCAGTTGCAGGAGATTTAGCTTGTGAATTAGCTATTTATGGTGCTGATAATAGTATACTAAGTTCTAAGCAATTTACAATTAACGTTATACAAAGTATAAGAAATGATAGTGCTATAGAATCATCAAATGAATTTACAGCATTGACAGATGGAATAACAAAATTAAACCAGTGGGATTCACAGTTCCAACAAAAGTACGATGGATTGAATACACAATATGCACAGCAACTTACTAAAAATACAAACGACATTCTATCAACTTCAAATAAAATAGGAATTTTAACTAATTTAAATACCCAAAATAAGACAGATTTGGTAGGAGCAATTAATGAAAATGTTGCGTCTTTGAATGATATTGTTCTTCAAACTGCCAAAATTAACGATGGACATCTTGTAAATATAAAAACATCCTCTTTCCCTGTATTAACAGCCAACAGACGAGGAGCTACTAAAAAGAAAAGCAATATACAAATCTTATGTTTAGGAGATAGTCATGGATGGGGACAAGGTGCAAGTGGTTATGATAACGGTGATGCATATTTTAATGTTCATCAACAATACCCTTATTCAAATGGTTTTTTTGATATATTAAGAAAACATATTGAAGAAAAACTTGATTGGTATAAAAACTCTCTGATATTTACTACTGGGCTTCAAAACACCGCTCCTGATACCTCAACTTTTAATTTTGAGGGTATAGAAAGTATAAACAGAATAAATCATAATTGGAAAATAATAAGTGGTGTTTATGGTTATTGGAATACTCCAAAACTTGGTACAAGTATTGATGATTGGTTTTTTTCATTAAACGAATTTGGTTATGAAACAGCTAGACAAAAACTATATGATGGTGTAATGTCAATGGCAAGAGACACAAACGAGAAGGCTGAGTTTGTTTTAGATATGGAAAACCACGCACAGAGAGTTTATATAGGGTTGTGTAGAGACTCTTCTAGTGCAAAAATGAAGATTTCTTTAAGAGATAACAATATGGGAGCTTTAGAACAAAATCTTGAAGGTTATTCAAGTAAATCAAACTATTTTTATGGACAGCCTTCGGGGTATCCTTTAGTTTATACAGTACAAAACGGTATCCACACTCCGCTTCCGACAAGTGAATATACTATTGATAATACTGGAATAGTTATAGACACCTATTCAAACACAACAACATCTTTTGATTGTATTTACTGTATAGACTTCGGCTCTAAACAAAAAGCAAGGCTTGTAGTTCAAATTGCAGGACAAAATGCTAATGCTACTGCTAATGCGGCATTAGCATTAAGAGGTATTATATTTGATGCAAATAATATAATAAATGCTTCAATGGGTGGGCATACAACTGGAGCGTGGCTTGGTACAGAAGCTTCCTTTAGTGGTGAAACAAACCCACATATTGATACATTGTTGCAAAGTATTCCGTTTACTCCTACATTGGCTATTATACAAGCTCCCATTGTAAATGAGTATTTAAACCAAACACCACTAGCTACATTTACTAGTAATCTAACAACTGTTATAAATAAACTTAATAATCATAAAAGTGATGGTTCTAAAAAAATGGATGTTTTGTTTCTGACAACATTAGGCAACAAGGCAAAAGAGTATTTAGGCGAAGCACAAAGTGCAATTAAATATGAAAATTATTTTAATGCATTGAAAAATTATTGCGTTACTAATAATTACGGATTAATAGATTGTGATTCTTATTTTAAAAATCTAGCAAAGAATATGGATTATGAGTTGTTTTATGATGATGATAACCATCCATCTGCATATGCAAATGATGTAATTGGAAAAGAATTGATTAGAACAATTGATATGTTAATTTAACTCGCAATAGGATAATAGGGTGAAATAGTTACACAAAATAAAATTGAAGTTTTATTGGGTTTTAGTAAAAATATTCAATTAATAAAATAACGAATTTATTGCTTTTTATGAGAGTAACTTTTGTTGCTCTCTTTTTAATTTTGTATGAAGGAGGTCTGCTAATTTGATAATAATTTATGATTCAAAAGAAACAAATTTTAATAATAATGGTCTTGGGTTATTAGATAACATAGCTAAGTCTTGTCGGGCTACTTATAGCTTGAATGGCGAGAAATACTTGGAAATAGAAGTAATAAAGGATGAGGATGAAAAGTATAAGTGGATACAAGAGTTTTGCATTATTAAAGCTGATGATGATTTATTCAGATTGTATAATAAGCAAAATATTCAAAACAATACATTAAGCGTAAGAGCAGTTCTTCAACACATTAGCAACGATATTAATACTGACTTTATTGAAGATAGTAGAGCAGAGAATACTACCGTAGATGTTGCCTTGCAAAAGGTAGTTTTAGATAAAAGATTTAATGTTCTTAAATCTGATATGACTAATTTGAATACAGCTTATTTTGTTAAGGATAAACCACTACCAGCACTTAAAGATAAGATTATTGGCAGATGGGGAGGCGAGTTGTATCGAAAGAATTTTGATATAGGTATCTTTTCTAGAATTGGCAAGGATACAGAAATTCAATTGGAATATGCAAAAGATATAACAGGTTTTGAGCAATCCATTGATTGGACAGGTATGACTACAAGGATGATGCCTACTGGAAAGGATGGTATAACTATAGAACCATTTAATGGCGGCAGTAAGTGGATTGAAAGTCCTAGGATAAATAGTTATTTTAAGCCTTTAGTAAATGAAGTTAAATTCGAGGACATAGAAGACAGTGGAGTTTTGAAAACTGAAGCTGAAAAGCTATGGGGAACAATAGATATTCCAAAGGTTAATTATAAAGTTAATTTTATATCTCTTCAAAATACTGTAGAATATAAAAATGATAAGGCATATCAACAATTAGAGCAATTGAATGAAGGGGATTCTGTAAGAATTAAACACATTCCATTTGATTGTAATATAACAGCAAGAGTTATAAAGGTAGTAAGGGATTGTATTACTGGAAGAAATATTGAAATAGAGTTGGGACAGTTCAAAGAGAATTATATAGATAAGGTCAATAATATAAAATACAATGTTCAGAATGTTTCAGCCGACTTGCAGGAAACTAAACAAGACTTAGAAAATGCAAAAGTAGAGTTTAAGCAAACTACAGATGGTATAGAACAAACTGTATCGCAAAAAATTGATGGTGAAGAAGCTAAGACAATAATTAGCCAGTCTGCTAAAGAAGTAAGAGCAGCCATTAATAATACACATTATAGCTTCACGGAAGATGCTTTTACTATTGGTAATACAAATATTGGTGACAATGTTGAACATACACCTACATATAGCAAATATAAACATAATGATGGAAGTTATACAAAGATTGATGCAGATGGAATAAATAGGTATGTTGCAGGAAACAAGGAAAATTATCATTACCTTATGGTAACTGGTGAGGATACAACATATCCTTCCAATGATAGATTTAAAACAGTTCAACTGCCAGATGAATTTAAAGGGAAAGACTTTAAAGTATCTGTAGAAGCCAAAAGAACTGTTACAACCGAAACAAATGTTTTGCTCAGTTATTTTGAATGTAGTAAATACAGTGTAGATTATGTAAATGCCACGTTTACAGTGTATGGAAGTTGTTGGTATGCTAAAACCACTAACTTAACAGATGTAACTAATAGAGGTTGGATGGACTTTTCATATATAGCCATTGCATAATTTCTACTTATTTATAATAGGTAGTTTTTTATTTTTTGCGAAAGGAGAGAAGTATAATGGAAGAAAATTATTGTAAAGAAAAACATAAGTATATAGATGCCAGATTGGATGAGCATGAAGAGTTATTAAAAGAACATACAAAAGATATTTCAATATTAAAAGAAGATAGTAGGGAATATAAAATAGAAATCAAAAACTTAATAAAGAAGATGGATGATTTCATGACCACAATAAGGTGGGGACTTGGCATTTTTGTCACAGTCTCCATTTTTGTTATAGGAATTTTATTAAAAAAATAAGAAGGTGATTATATGAACATTATTAATAGTAATTTACAGTTCAAAGGATTATCCTATGGAAATAATCCAGACTTAATATTATTACATCATGCAGAAGCCAGTTCTTGCACAGTGTACGATATACATAATTGGCATTTAGCTAGAGGGTGGGCAGGATGTGGATATCATTACTTTGTAAGGAAAGATGGTTCTATATATACTGGAAGACCAGAAAACGCAATAGGAGCACATTGTCCTAATGTAAATTCTCACTCAATAGGGATTTGTGCTGAAGGTGCTTATATGATTGAAGCAATGCCAGAAATACAAAAACAAGCAATTATTGATTTGTGTAAATATATAAAGGGTAAATATAATATTCAAAAGATTTTAGGACATAAAGAAGTACCTTATCCAACAGATTGTCCTGGAATTAATTATCCTTTAGATGAAATAAGAGATGCAGTAATGAATAATATTAGCCAGCCTATAGAACAATCTAAACCACAAACACAAGATAGCGAATGGATAAGAAGTATTCAACATTTATGTAACCAGTTAGGTATTAAAGGGGCTAATGGACTTCCACTTGATGAGGACAATATATTTGGAAGAAATACAGAGTATGCTATTAAGCAATTGCCTGTAGCTAAAATCCAAGGATACCACAATGATTTATATACAAGATGGATACAAAAACGCTTAGGTATTTCAGTGGATGGAATTTTCTATAAAGAATGTGATAAGGCTGTTAGAGACTATCAGGCAAGTCATGGACTTTCTGTAGATGGACAGGTAGGCTTCAATACTATAAGAAGAATGATAGGTGTAATATAGAGGAGGTAAAATAAATGGATAGATTTAAAAATTATGGTTTATGGGTAAGTGTATTTGCATTAATAGGATTAATATTAGGTAATTATGGATTATACTCTAAGTTAGGGCTTAATGCAGATAGTTATAAGCAAATAGTAGATGCAATTTTAACTGTATTTGTTATGGCAGGTATTGTAAATAACCCTACAAGTGGACAGGGTTATTTAGATAATAAACAAAACAAATAA